GTGCATCTAATATAGGATTAACTTATTCTAAAACTTCTGCTGGTGATTTAAATCTTTTAGTAGAAGCAGATAATGGTACTGATTTACTTAACATATCAACCAGAGCAGATCTTGTATTGAATGGAAGATGGTATCATGTTGCTGCATCTTTACATGGTACTACTGGAAGGATTTATGTTAATGGTGCAATTGAGGCAACTGGTACTTTAAGTGGTACTAGAACTGGTAATGGAACTGTAGTTCATATTGGTGCTCATAAGACTGCTGCAGCACAGGACAGATACTTTAATGGGTATATTTCTAATTTGAGATATACTCTTAATGAAGCAGTTTATACAAATGCATTCACACCACCAGTATTGCCTACAACAAGGACCAGTCAAGCAGCAAATGGATCTAATATAAGACTACTATGCTGTAAGTCTCAGGTATCTGTAGCGGCTACTAGTGTTGGTTCTAAGTCTAGTATTACTTCATACGGTGATCCAGTTCCAACTGGATTTAGTCCTTCTTTCCAAATATGGGCAGGTGCTGGTACAACATTAACTGATGGGCAAACTGTTTATGTTAATAAATTATCTAAAGATTTTCTTGGAATTTCAACTTGCAAACTTTTTGTTAATGAATCAGGAAATTGGGTTGGTATAGCATCAACACATAGACATTCTTCATTACTTTTCTTTACTGGGATTGGAACAGGAGTTTATCATAGTTTTAATACTCAATATGTTCCAATTACTGGAGAAGCTACAAGAAACCTTGTAACAGTATCTACTGCATCTACTCATGGATTAAATGTAAGAGATCAAATTAATATGAGTGTAAATCCAGGTAATACTGGTATTTCTACTGTAAAATATAATGATTATAATAGAAAACTTATTGTAGATCCCGTAGGATTTAATACTTCAGGTATAACAACTTCAACAAATACTATTACAATAACTGATCATGGACTAAAGACTGGAGAAAAGGTCATTCATACTGCTCCAGGACATGTAACCTATGGATTGAATAATAATGCAATTTATTATATAGTCAAAATTGATAAAAATAATATAAAATTAGCAGATAGTCATTACAATGCAACTTTATTTAAACCTATTGTTGTTTCAATAGGATCAAGTGCATCTAATGGTGTTTTAAATCCAGTTAATCCTCCAATAAGCATATATAGAGATTCAGTATACACTTTTGATTTATCAGATTCATCTTTATCATATACTAAAGGTACAATATCTTATCCTGCATTTGATTTCCAATTATATGCTGATAGTTCTTGTACTAAAGAATGGAATAAAAATCCTCATACTGAAAAATTCCAAGTTGTAAAATCAGGAAGAGTTGGAATTGACACAAACGCTAAACTTGAATTAACTGCGAATAAGTATATACCAGAAACTTTATATTATCGTCTTGTTCCTGTATTTGAGAATGATCTACCAGTAGAAAAAGAAGAAGTTAATGTAGATACTGATGTTCTTAATGGGAATCAAATAGATAGCTATAAGAGTGTATATAGTGGATTGTTTGAAATTTCTAATGAAATATTGACACTTGGTGCAGCTGCAACAAATTCTTTCACATATACTCTTGGAGACTATCCAGAAAAGGTATCATATGCTGGAACTACATCAGATTTAAGTTATAAAACTAATTCTAAGACTGCTTTAGGTCCTATAGCTGAATTTAATATAATTGATGGTGGAAAAAATTATTATTCACTTCCTGGAATTACTTCTGTTTCTTCGCAAGAGGGAGAAAGATGTATAGCAGAAACTGGTAGTATTGGTATTGGTAAAATTACTAGAACGGAAATTGAAAATATTGGATTTAACTTCCCTTCAGATCCAACATTGGAGCCAAGTGTAGCATTACCACAAATTGTAACAATAAAGGAATTTGCTAGTGTTGAATCTGTAGCAATTACTTCTGTTGGAAGGGGATATTCTACTGCACCAAAATTACTTTTATTCGATGGTAAAACAAATGAATTGGATCAAGATATAAACTTTGAATATGATATTAAAAATCAGAAAATATCTATTCTTCAAAATACTTATGGAATTCATAATGTTACTCCCACAATTCTTCCTACACACAACACAAATGGTATAGGAATCAATACCATTGGATTTAATAGTACAACTAAAGATGTAACCGTTACTTTAAATGTAGGATATACTACTGCAGGATCTTTCCCCTTACAATTGGGTGATAAGGTTCTAATTGAAAATGTTAGTGTTGGATTAGGATCAACAGGAAAAGGTTATAATTCATCAGATTACAATTATAAACTTTTCACTATAAATGCAATTGATCAAAATATTGGTGGAATTGGAACAGTTGCATATAGTCTTGCTGATGAACTATCTGATGGAGAAGTTCCTGGTGTTTATCAGAATGCAAATTCTTCTGGAAGAATTATACCAGAAAAATATTTCCCAGTTTTTAATACTGTTCTTAAGCAAAATGATTATCTACAAGGCGAAGAAGTAGTATCTAAAAATCTTTTAGGAGATGAGGTAAAAGGTACCGTTGATAGATGGGATAAGAAAATTGGAATGTTAAAAATTGCGACTACAGATGTATTCTATAAAGATAAAACTATTATTGGAAAGTCTTCCCATACTCACGGACGTGCTGATAAAATACAAACATTTGCTGCTGATCTTGATTATGCTGCTTTCTGTAAGAGATTTCATGGTTGGGAAACTGACTCAGGGTTCCTTAATTCTAGATTACAAAGAATAGAAGATAGTCTTTATTATCAAAATTTCTCATATTCATTAAAATCTCAAATTGATTTTGATACTTGGAAAGATCCTGTAAGTTCATTAAATCATACATCTGGATTTAGAAAATTCTCTGATCTTCAAATAGAAAGTGAAGTTTTGGGAGAATTGACTGTGGGAGTATCTACAGAAAAAACTATGGTTAATTCTGTTCATGATGTATTCTCTGCTGTTAGTATGCATTCTGTATCAGACTTTGATTTAGTTAAGGAAAATTCTAGACAAATTTCTGGTACTATTGTATCTGATGAAGTAATTTTTGCCAATAGAATTTTAAGTGATTATGAGGAATCTGTAAGTAATAGAGTTCTTACTATAGATGATGTGAGTGGTACATTTAATAGTAATCCTAGAGCAACAGTTTATAGTATAATTGATACATTTACGTTAACAGAACATAGAGCGAAGAAATATTTTGCATTAATTAAAGACCAAAGATACACAGGGCAGAGACAATTAATGATAGTTGATCTTATGCATGATGGTACTTTTGGTTATATTAACCAATATGCAAAGATTGATAATGTTTATGATTTAGGTACATTTGATTTCCAAATTTCTGGTACAGAGGGTCAAGTATTATTCTATCCTACAAGATTTAAGAAAAATGATTATTATGTTTCTACTTTATCATATAATTTAGATGATAATTATCTGGGTATAGGAACTACAAGTCTTGGATGTGTTTATATTGATTCAACAAGTACAAAAGTTGCAGCTGGAACAACTACTACGGTTGTAGGTTTAGGTACAACATATCGTTCTGCTAAGATTTTAGTTAGTATAACACCAGATGCTGGTGGAGATGGAGAAACTATTAATAGTGAGGATTGGGAATTTGAAGAAATTAATTTACTTCATGATGGAAGTGAAGTAGATATTCTTGAATATGGTGAAATGGTTACAAATTCTGCAAACCTTGCCCAAGGATTTGGAACTTATTCTGCTTATATTCAAAGTGGAACAGTTAAACTTGATTTCCATCCAAATGCTGGAATTGGAACTACTTGTATAGTCAATACTATGCAAGTGGCAATTGGAAACACTACTACTGGAATTGGAACTGTTAGTTTGAAACATTCTCTTATTGAATCAAGAGTAAATACAATTTCGTCTTCTGGATCTCCTGTTCCTGTTGGTATTGCAAGTTTCCCAACTCAGTTTAACCCTGAAACTGATGGTTATGATGGTGCTTATGTATTAGTCCAAGCTACTGATACCACAAATAATGAACATCAATTATCAGAATTCTTTGTTTTGGAAGACTATAGTGAAGAGAGTGGAATTGGAACTGCTTATGATACTGAATGGGCAAATATAGAAACCCTTTCAGGATTAGGTACTATTGGAAGTAGATTGCAGAAAAATCAAGGTGGAGTTTCTTATTGTGAGATTACATTTACCCCAAATGCAAATATTGCTTGTCAGGTTAACACATATATGAATGCATTGAAGATTCAGGATGATGATAAAGATACTATTGAATTTAATAATGGTACAATCGAGACCAACTATGGTACTTATCAAGGAACTCTTAATGATATTAAGAGAGCATTCCCATTAACCCATAATAATACTGAAATATTCAATACAGATTTTGTAGGAAATGATACTTCTATTGTAAGTGTTGCTTCAAGCACTATAACGATACCAAATCATTTCTTTGTTAGTGGTGAACAAGTTAAGTATGTTCATGCTGGTATTGGTGCTACTCAAGCTATTGGAATTAGTTCAGCAACTTTCGTTGGGATTGGTGAAACTGATAAAGTACCTAGTGATGTATATGTTATTAAGGTTGATGATAATACGATTAGATTGGCATCTAGTGCAGAAAATGCTCTTAAAACTATACCAGAAGCATTAGATATTAGTAGTGTTGGTATTGGATCATCTCATAGATTTGTAGCAACTAATCAAAATTCTAAAGTTGTTCTTGCTCTTGATAATGTTATTCAGTCACCAGTTGTTGCAACAGCCGTTACTTCTCATCTTTCTCAGATTGTATTCACTACTGATGATATTTTCTACTTCAGTGGAATTACTTCATTCTTTGCTGAAGATCTAGTTAGACTTGGTGCTGGTACTACTGGTGAAATAGTACAAATTACAGAAATTGGTGTTGGTGTATCTAATGGTATTAGAGTTGACCGAGGATGGATGGGAACACCTCTTGCAGGATATGCCACTGATACTATTGTAACAAAGGTTATTGGTGCTTACAATATTGTTCAGAATACTTTAAACTTTGTTGATGCTCCAGTTGGAAATACTCCAATGAGCAGTGATACTAATTATCCTGATGATAGGGACTGGACTGGTATTTCTACTGGATATAGTTTCCAAGGTAGGATGTTTATGCGTTCTGGAATTACTGGTGGAACGAATGAAGCATATTCTTCTAATTATATTATTGATAGTATTTCTAATCAATTTAATGGTCTTAGAAATCAATTTGATTTAAAGGTTAATGGTTCTGATTTTGTAGGAATATCAACTGGTGCTTTAATCTTAGTTAACAGTGTTGTTCAGGGAAGAGGAGCAACTTATGATTATACTTTTGATGATACTGCAGGAATTACTACTATCTCATTTGTAGGTAATGCAAAAACCATTAAGGATGATGTTGGAATATCAACTTTCCCTGTTGGTGGTATTATAGTTTCTGTGGGTTCTACCGAAGGGTTTGGATATCAACCATTAATTTCTGCTGGTGCAACTGCAGTAGTTTCTTCTGGAGGAACAATTGCATCTATTAGTATTGGAAATAGTGGTTCTGGATATAGAGCAGGAATTCAAACAGTAAATGTTGGAATTAGTTCACAAGGTAAGAATGCAACTTACTTTACTGGTATTGCTACAGCAATAATCAATAATGGTTATATTACTGGTATTAGTTCAGTTACTGGAGTTGGTACATTGGCATTATACAGTCAATCTAGTCCTCCTTTAATAAAGATTGATGCACCACTTTCTTATTCAAATATGCCATTGATCTACAGTTCTGATTCTGTAACTGGAGTAGGATCAACTGCAACTATTGATGTTGTTGTTGGACAAGGATCTAGTGTAATTTCATTCAATCTTACAAATAGAGGATATGGATATGGTAATGGAGAAATTCTAACTGTTCCTGTAGGTGGATTGACTGGTATTCCAACAACTGCTGATTTTGGATCAAAAGAGTTCCAACTTACTATTGATGATGTATTTAGTGATGAAATGACTGGATGGAACTTTGGTCAATTAGAAATGATGGATAAAATAGAAGATTTATTTGATGGAACGACTGTTACTTTCCAATTAAAGAAATCTAATAATGTGGTATCTATTTTATCAGGTAAAGGATCTAAAATTAATGTACAAGACGTTCTTCTAATATTTGTAAATGATGTACTTCAGATTCCTGGTAGAGCATATACCTTTACTGGAGGAAGTATATTAACCTTTACAGAAGCACCTAAACCAGGTGATACATGTAAAATTATGTTCTATAAGGGAACTGCTGGAGTAGATGTTAATTCAGTACCAATATTAGAAACTGTTAAACCAGGTGATGATATAATATTAGGATATGATGCTTCTATAGGTCAACCAGATTATCTACAAGAAGATCCTAGAGAAGTCACTACTGTAACATCTACAGATTCTATTGTTTCAACACCATACTTTGGACCAGGAAATACTCAAGATGCGGATTTAATGAGACCTGTTGTTTGGGTACGTCAAACTGAAGATAGGATTATTAATGAGCAGGAAATTGCTAAAGATAGGGAAATATATGAACCAAATATTCAACCATCAGCATATGTTATTAAAACTGTTGGTGTGGGATCAACTGCAATTTATGTTGATAGTATAAGACCATTCTTCGATCCTAAGAATGAGAGTGATATTAGTCTTAATTTCCAAGATAAGATTGCTTTTGTTGGTCAAGAGAATAAAACTGGTGCTGCTGCCACTGCTATAGTTTCTGGTCTTGGAACTATATCATCCATTGTAATATCAGATGGTGGAGTAGGTTATACTACTGCAACAGTAAGTATTGGTAATACGATGATGGGTGGTGTTGGTATTGGTACAACTACAACTGCTTTTGGAGCAGTAACAATTGGTGCTGCTGGAACTATAACTGGTATTGCTATTACTAATCCTGGTTATGGATATACTACTGATAGTCCTCCACAAGTTCTTATTTCTCCTCCTGCTTCTGTTGATGAGATTGATAATGTTAGCAGTTATGTTGGTGATAGTGGTGTAATTGTTGGATTTGGAACTACAACTAGTAATCAAATTCAATTTGATCTTCATATTCCATATGATTCTGAATTAAGAAACACTAATCGTGTTGCAACTGCTGTTAGTTTAAGTTCTCTAAGTGTAAATGATTATTTTGTTATTACTAATTCTAACGTTGGTGTTGCAACTACATCTATGACTTCTTTAGATGGTTCCACTACACTTGGAATAGCAACTCATTTTGTTGATACTGTTTATAAAGTAACTGCTGCTGTCAGTATATCAACATCAGTTTCTGGTATTACTACAAATGTTAGAAGGGTTACAGTTGGAGTTGGATCAACCCCATCTGGTTGGTATGGAACTGTTGGAATTAGAACTTCTGATTTCTATGGTAATTATAGTTGGGGATTGATTACCCTACCTTCAAGGTCTGGTATAAATTCTTTCCAAGCATATAATCAAAATGGTATAGGAGTTGCCCAAAGTAGTTTCTCAGTCGGTGCTTTTGCTGGAATAGGTCTTCCAGTTGGAATAGTTACTGTTATTCCTGCTACTGGTATTCATACTTCTGCTTTGGTACAAAGATATGCTTCTCTTAAGTATAAAAACTATACCGTGTAATCTTTGATAAATAAATAAAAAATATCTGTCATCAAATGTCTGCTATTATAACTGATCAAATTAGAATCTTAAATGCAAAGAACTTTGTTGCTGGAGTATCTACTGATGCCAAGTCATATTATTCATTTGTAGGATTACCTAATCCTTCAGATATACAAAGTGATTGGGATACAAGTCCTCCAGCTCCTAAAGATAATTTTACTGAAGAATCTGATTATTGGGATTCAATGATTGCATTAAAGAAAATTAATGCAGATGATGTTAGACAGGTAGTTCCAAAGAGAATTTGGGTATCTGGAACAACATATGATATGTATCGTCAAAATATTAGTAGGTCAAATCCTGCTAAAGTTTCTGGTGCTACGAATTTATATTCATCAAATTATTTTGTAGTAAATGAAGATTATAGAGTCTATGAATGTCTTCAGAATGGTACAGATCCTGATAATCCGAGTGGTAGACCTTCATTAGATCAACCGCTTTTTACTGATTTAGAACCAAGAAATGCTGGAAGTAGTGGTGATGGATATATTTGGAAGTATCTTTATACTATTAAACCAGCAGACATTATAAAATTTGAATCAACTGATTTTGTTCCTGTTCCTGTTGAATGGGATACTAGTATTGTTAATGCTCCTATAAGAAATAATGCCGTAGATGGATCTATTAAAATTGCAACAATAACTAACCGTGGTGTTGGTGTTGGAACTGCAAATAGAACTTATACTGCTGTTCCTATTCAAGGTGATGGTACTGGTGCTGAATGCACAATAATCGTTGACGCAGATCAGCAAGTTGAATCAGTAACAATTTCTAATCAAGGATCTGGATATACTTACGGGAATGTTGATTTAATTGCTGGTGGAGTTCCTACTGGGACAACAAGACCAACTTTTGATGTTATCATTTCTCCTCAAGGGGGTCATGGTGCTGATATCTATAGAGAATTAGGTGCTATGAATGTTATGATGTATTCTAGGATTGAGAATGATAATGAAAATCCAGATTTTATAACAGGAAATCAAATTGCTAGAGTGGGTATTGTTGAAAATCCATTATCAACAGGAGAAGCACTTTTAACTGTTGACAAAGCAAGTGTTCTAAGT